CTAGACGGAGGCACCGGAACACCTACTTCAAGTAGTGGAGGAAACGCCGCTCCAAGTAGTACTTCATCAGGTACAGCCCCGGCAGGTTCAGGTAACTCAGGAGGTAGCGGTGGCGCATCCGATGGTGCCCCTAAGGTAGTCAACAAAAGAACATCACAGGACAGAACCGGTAAATTAGGTAATGCTATGGAAGCGCAAAATAACTATTTGACTTCACTGTATGATCCGGGTGCATATGCCCTTGCAAAAATTACTATTTTAGGAGATCCTGATTTCTTAGTACAAGACTCCGCAGGTTCTGAAAATCAAATCTATAGTAGATTTTATGGCACTAATGGTTTTACTGTAAACCCTAATGGTGGACAAGTCTTTATTGAAATTGATTTTAAAGAAGCAGTTGATTATGTATCTGGTGGCGGAGAAAACTTAGATGGAACTAAACAAGCCGCCGGTACATTGAACATTAATGAATCAATTTTGTTTTGGAAATATCCTGAAGACATTTCAAAGCAAGTTAAGGGTGTAAGTTATATGGTGCGTGAAGTGCAGAGTACTTTTGCAAACGGCGCCTTTAAACAAGTACTACAATGTAACATCAATGACTTTGGTGACCCAGCAAGTGCCAATGAAGCAGAGGCTAGACCGGCTGACAGTGAAGAAAATGGTACTCAACCAAATGCAGGTCCTGCGGCAGCACCAAACAGTAATGCTTCTACTCCAACAACAGGTCTTAAGAGTGATAACCCATCTAAACAAACTAATGTAGCAACACCTACTCCTACTAAGGCGCCAGCAACGAACTCGGCTGCTCCAGGAACAGTACCCACTAAAACAGGGCCGGTCGCAGATGATGATAATACTGGCAACGTAACAGATTTAGGACTAGGATAATTAAATGGCACAAGACGTATTCAAACCAAAAGGTGCAACAAAAGCAAGTAAGCCAGACGCAGGTGGTGGTAATACTCGCAACGTACCGGTGTTTGGTATTGTAAAAGACAATGTAGATCCTACAAGATCAGGTCGTATTAAAGTTTACATTGCTGACCAGCCCGGCACACAAGACTCTACCAACTCAGATTCATGGCAATCTGTAGGTTTTATGAGTAACTTTTTTGGTAAAGTTATTCCAGACGCCGGAGACAAAGGGTTCGGGGACTACAAAGCAAATCCAAGCTCATACGGTGAGTGGCATGCCCCACCTGATATTGGCACAACCGTAGTTTGCGTATTCATTAACGGCGACCCTAACTATGGTTTCTATATTGGATGTATACCTGAACCAGACGCATTGCAAATGGTTCCTGCTATTGGTTCTAGTGACAACATCATTGCTAATAGTGGTGAAGCAGAAAGTTATGGTGGAGCCGTAAGACTTCCAGTAACAAACATTAATACAAACAATGCAGATTTGGCAAACAGCCCTGATTATGTTTCTGCTCCAAGACCAGTTCATAGTTACTCTGCTTCAATTATGAATCAGCAGGGTATTATTCGTGATCCTATTCGCGGCCCTATCAGTTCAAGTGCGCAACGTGAAGCGGCTTCACGTGTTGGTTGGGGCGTATCAACACCCGGTCGACCTATCTATGAAGGTGGATTTGATGACGAATCAGTTGCATCTAATCTAGATGCAAGTAAATCTGAACAACTTAGAGTTGTAGCACGTAGAGGCGGCCACTCATTGGTTATGGATGATGGTGACATTATTGGTCGTGATCAATTAATCAGAATTCGTACAGCATTGGGTCATCAAATCTTAATGAGTGATGACGGTCAAACACTAATGATTCTTCACTCAAATGGTCAATCATATATTGAATTAGGTAAAGAGGGTACAATTGATATGTACTCTACTAACTCAGTAAACATTAGAACACAGGGTGATTTAAACTTACACGCCGATAATAATATCAACATGCATGCCATGAAAGATTTTAGTATTCAAGCAAAGAATTTTCATGTTAATACTGAGGAAGAATTAAGATTACGTGCAACTACTGATATCAAAGCATATGCAGTAAGTAATTTTACAGTGAAAGCAGGTTCGGCAGTTGCATTAGCAAGTGGTGGCGATTCATCAATGAATGCAGGTGGACTTGCATATGTCAATGGTTCTAAAGTTAATTTAAACAGTGGATCAGCAAGTACACAACCTCAAGAAGTTGATATCATTCCAATTGTTGCACAGACTGATACGTTATATGATGAGAAGAAGGGCTTTATGGCTTCGCCGGGTAAGTTACTTACTATTGCATCACGTGCCCCTGCTCACGCACCGTGGGCAAACGCAGGTCAGGGTGTAGATGTTAAAACAGATTTGAATGCGTCAAGCCAATTACCGGCTGCGCCATCTGCGGCAGCGGCCGCAACAAATGCCGCGGCAGCACCAGTTGCTGGTACTCCTGTATCTCCTGCAACGGCAGCATCTGCACCAACAACGCCAGCAGTATCAGGTGCATTAGATAAAAACACTACTGGCGCAGTATTAGGAACAGTTGCAAAATCAGCCGCAGAAGGTGCCGCGGCCGCGGCCGTAACTCAAGGCGCCGCAATAGTTAAATCTGCAACCGGACAAGCCACTGCCGCTGTAGGAGCCTTTGCTCAAACTGCAACTCAATTGGCAAGTTCGGGAGTCATTAAACCAGGCGCTGACACACTTGTTAAAGGCTTAGTGCAGTCAGGTTCAAACATTGCATCATCAATGGCATCGGCTGTATTCACTGGTCAACCTGGCGCACAGAATTTAACTAGTCTAGTTAAGAATGTTTCTGCACAAGCAACATCAGTAGTTAGTAACTTACAACAAGCGCAAACTGCGTTGACTGCTGTAGGCGCATTGACTGGCAAAGAAGCCCCTGCACAAGTAGCAGGTTTAGTTAATGCAGCCGCATCAGTGGGATTAGGTCCAACTGTAGCCGCAGTAAAAAGTATTGCAGGAACAGTGTCTAATGTGGCGGGCGCCGCTGGAGCAATAACAGGCGCACTTTCAGGGGCAACTGGCGCCGCAGGTGCTCTTAATGCCGCGGCAGGAGTTGCAAACGCCGCAGGAGCAATCACAGGGGCGGCTGCAGGCGCACTTGCAGGCGCAACCGGAGCGTTAAAAGCAATTGGAGCAGGTTCAGCAGCCGCCAATCTTGCAACTACTGGCGTAGGTGGATTAGGTGGTATCGCTGGCGCATTGACTGCAATGGGCAAAAGCGCACAAGTTGGATTGACAGGATTGTTAGATCAGGCAAAGGGAGTTGCAGGTTCTGCATTCGATGCGATTAAGAATTCATTTAAATCACTTGAAGCCGGTGTCCCGCAAAATCTAACAGCGATTGCTAAAACAGCGGCTTCTGAGGCCGCTGAAGTGGCTGAACAAGTAGATCAAACTACTGGTTCATTATTAGATGCGGGCAAGGCATTAGCAGGAGTTGCAGGAGTTGCAGGAGTTGCAGGAGTTGCAGGAGTTGCAGGGGTTGCTAGTAGTGTCACTGGTGCAATAGGTTCAGTATCGGCATTGGCATCTACGGCTGCAGGTGTTGTTAATACTGCAGGTGGTGCATTAAATTCAATAACAGGTGCAGTTAATACTGCATCAAGTGCATTAGGATCAGTATCTAACATTACAGGTGCAGTAAACAATACTGTATCAGGCATTACAGGCGCAGTTACTTCTGCTACAAACGCAGTGGGTTCAATTACAAACGCAGTCAAAACAGCAACAACCACAGTAGGTGGAATTACCGCTGTTACTGGAGCAGTAAATTCTGCGGCTGCTCAATCAAACAATGTTGCAAAATCAATTGCTGGTGCAGTAAACTCAGTAAATGCCGTAGCAGGCGCCGCATCAACTATTGCAGGCGTGGCTGGATTGAAGTCTTTGGCTTCCGCGGCTTCACAAGTACAATCAGGCGCCGCAGCCGCAACAGCATCAACACTGGCATCTGGATTAAGTAATTTGCCAGGTGGTATGAAAACAGTTGGTGCAGTACTTAATAATGCAGCCGGCGCAATCAACATTATTCCGGGCGCAGAAAAGATTTCTGGTCTAATCAAAGATGCACAGTCAGCGGCAATGAACGGGCTTGCATTACCAAAACTACCAGACGGAGTAAACGCTTTAGCAGGACTTGCCGCAGCCGGATTGCCAGCAGGAGCAGCCGCACAGTTAAAATCTGCAATCTCATCATTAAGTTCTGGCACAGGTGGCTCTATCAAATTGCCAACTATTAGTTTCAATACAACTGACAGAGGTTCAATTACTTCTCAAATTACTAGTGTATTAGGAGATCCTAAGATTCCTATGCCAAATCTTATCGGTGAAATTTCTGATAAGGTCAAGAGTGAAGCAGAAAAAGCATTGAAATCGGGTGAAGAAATTCTCAAAGTTAATGCAGAAATTCGTGCGAACACTGAAAAGGTACTTGAGGCTAGAAAAGCATTCTATGAAGCAGAAGCATCATTGCCACAAGGAGATCCAGGTATTCAGGCTGCATTTGATAAATGGCTTTCTATTCAAAATAGTCCTGAACGTAAAGCACTATATGCTAAACTTGACGATTTAAAAGACGGGGTAATTCTAAATCTTGCAGGCGCAGAAGGTGCATCAGCAACTACATCTGCGGCCGCAGCCAGTGCCGGTGAAAACGGAATCACTGGATTAATTAAATCAGCATCAAGTATTGGAACAGATTTGTTATCTAAAACTACATTAATCGCCGGAGCAGGCTTAGCAGTTGGCGTTCCCGGCGCAATCAGAACTGCCGGCACTGCATACAATACATTTAAGAATGTTGATCTTAAAACTGCGTTAGCAACTGAATTGACTGCTGGATTAAGCACATCAAGTTTAACTAATTTAGCGTCTACTGCAACAACTGCATTAAGTTCAGTGAAGGGTCAAGGTTCTACCGCAGTGAAAGCACTGATAGATTTTCCGTCAGTTTCGTCAAGTTCTCAGGCTATCAATAATTCTCTCTCAGGTATTATAGGTAGTATACCGCCTGTTAATGGTACCGGTAGCGGATAAAATAAGGATAAATACATCATGCCACAATATATCGGATTCAGCACTAAAGACTCTTGTAAGCCCAAAACATCCAACGATGTTAGTATTAGTGGCATCGACGGCGGCCCTGGTGGTATCCAAAAGGGTATTGTTTGGGGTAAGAAATATAGATTATTAGATTCTCAGTTAGTAATACAAGATTTCGTTAATGCATTGAATATTCCATTAGGAAGTAAAGTTGGTCAGCCAGGATATGGTACTAGACTTTGGAACTTTGTCTTTGAACCTAATACCGCAGACGTACAATTTCAATTAGAATCTGAGATTCGTAGAGTTGCGTCAAGTGATCCTAGAATTAATTTAAACTATGTTAAAGCGTTCCCCCAAGAAAATGGCATATTAATTGAAGTACAGTTAGCAGTAGTGCCATTTAATCAAGCGGCAGTAATTAGTGTCTTCTTTAACCGCGGAAATAACACGGCTACCCTCATATAAGTAAAAACCGTCTTTTTTGATAATGATAAATATATCAAAAGAGAAACTTATATGGCCACCAGTTCACGACAATCAGCACTATTTGGAACAAACGATTGGAAGACTATCTACCAAACGTTCAGAGAAGCAGACTTTAGAAGTTATGACTATGAGACTTTGCGTAAAAGTTTCATCGATTACTTGCGTCTGTATTACCCGGAAACATTCAATGATTATGTTGAATCTTCTGAATTTATTGCCCTACTGGACGTTATGGCGTTCATGGGACAAGGTCTTGCGTTCCGCAGTGACTTAAACGCACGTGAAAACTTTATTGATACCGCAGAGCGCCGTGACTCTGTTATCAAACTTGCCAATCTTGTAAGTTATACACCTAAAAGAAACATTGCTGGTCAGGGTTATATCAAAGTAACAAGCATTACTACTTCTCAAAATCTCACAGATATCAATGGTGTAAACTTAAGTAATATTCCTATTTTGTGGAATGACCCTGCTAACCCGAATTGGCTAGAGCAATACAATACTATTTTAAATGCGGCAATGATCGACTCACAAAGAATTGGTCGTCCTGGTAACATCTCAGAATTGTTGGGAGTTACTACAAGCGAATATGCATTACAGATTCCACCTAACTCGTTGCCAATTGTTCCATTCAAGTCAACTATTGATGGTCAGTCAATGAGTTTTGAACTTGTTAGCGCAACATCAATGGATGAAGATTATGTTTATGAAGTTCCACCTGCACCCTCAGGTAGATTTAATATTCTTTATCGCAATGACAAATTAGGATTTGGTAGTCCAAATACAGGATTCTTCTTTTACTTTAAACAAGGGTCATTGCAAAATTTTGACTTCAATTTACAACAACAAATTTCAAATCAAACTATTGACATTGGTACTATTCAGGGTGTCAATAACTCAGACACATGGTTGTATCAATTAAACAATGATAACACTAGAACACTTTGGAGAAAAGTAGATAACGTTTATGCTGATGCATATTTGCAAACTGAATTTTCTAATAAGAAAATTTATTCAGTTAACTCACGTTTCAATGACCAAGTAACTTATGTGTTTGGTGACGGAGTATTCAGCGAAATTCCAGTTGGCAACTATCGTGCTTATGTTCGTGCAGGTAATGCATTAACTTATACAATTGAACCTAGCGAAATGAATGGTGTTTCTGTATCATTCTCATACGTAAGTCGTTTGGGAAGAGTAGAAACATTAACTATGGGTCTTGAACTAACCACAACTGTTTCTACTGCACAAGCACGTGAGACAATTGCTAACATTAAACAACGTGCCCCTACTCGTTACTATACACAAAATCGTATGGTTAATGGCGAAGACTATAACAACTTCCCATATACATTGTATAGTTCAATTATTAAAAGTAAAGCAATTAATCGTTCAAGTGTTGGCGTATCAAAGAATTTAGATTTACTTGATCCAACAGGTAAATATTCAAGTACAAACAGTTTTGGTAGCGACGGTGCATTATATCAAAATGATACTGATGGATTCTTGTCATTAACTATTAATAATACCAGTGACGTTATTGCATTCTTTACAGATACACTAGCCGCGGCATTAGCAGATAACAATGCTACACAATATTATATTCAAAATTATACTAGATATTCTGCACCAACAAGTCCTTCTGTATTTTGGAGAACTAGTTCAGTAGATTCAGGAACAGAATCTGGTTATTTCTATACAGTAAGCGGCAGTTTAGAATCACCAATGTCAGTTGGAACATTCTCAACTAGTAATCTTAAGTATATCACAACTGGTGCAATTTGTAAATTTACTGCACCTTCAGGTTTTTACTTTGATAATAACAATAGACTAGTAGCAGGTATTGCCCCAGCCGGATATTATAATTATATTTGGACAACAGTATTAAATGTTATCGGTGACGGTAGTAATAATAGTGAAGGTAGTTTTGCAAACGGATCAGGCCCTATTAGATTAAATGGCTATGTTCCTAATGGTGTTACTCTTTCACAGATTATTCCTGTGTTCGATAACTCATTGTCAACAACATTGATTCAAGAATGTATTATTAGAATGGAATTACAACAAGACTTTACTCTTGTTTTTAATAACGCATTAACTATTAATCAGGAACGTTGGTCAATTCAAGCATTTACTAACCCTAATTATTTTGTAAAGTTCACTAGCGTTGGCAACAATCGCTATACTATTACTTACAAGTCATTGACTTATTACTTTGGTTCAGTCGCAGATACTAGATTTACTTTTGCAAGAGATGAACTAGTATACGATCCATTTTCAGGTAAGATCATTCAAGACTTTATTAACATGCTAGGTGTTAATCCACAATATAATTCAAACAATCCAATTGGTAGAGATACTAAAGTAAATATTTTAGGACAAACAGTTGAATCAGATGGTTATATTAATGACTTCCAAGTAGAAGTTGCGGCAACTGACGTTAATAATCGTGAATTGATTTTAAATCCAGACTTCTTTAGTGATATTACTGGTTACGTAACCGGTGGTGCCAATATTGGTGTATATGTTTTCTTTGAAACAGTAGAAGATGCAATTAGTTTAACACGTGAGTATATTATTCCAACAACAGATGTTATATATCAATATGGAACTAAGACTCAGGTTGAAGTTGTAAAGTATGACTATCCACTAGGACAGTTATTCTATGCATTTACTGAAAATAAATTTTAT